TTCCCCGCGGCTTCAAGATGGAGATCAAGCCCGGAAAGGTGTGGATCACGCAAGGGCCTCCTTCGGATGTGCTGAACCCGGTACAGATCGGGGCTGTGGAGCCCAACACGTTCAACCAGGCCTCCGAGATGGAGCGCATGGTGCAGATGGGTACTGGCGCGTTCGACACTGCGTCAAGCCTGAAGGGCCAGGACGCCAACGGGCCTCAGCAGGCCTCGCTGATTATGGGCGCGTTCGTCAAGCGAGCGAAGCGCGCGATCCGCAACGTCAACGACAACCTCATGCAGCCGCTGCTCAAACAGACGATGTGGCGCTACATGCAGTTTGCCCCGCGCCGCTATCCGCAGGACTTCGAGTTCCGCGTGATGGCGACGCTCGGAATTGTAGCTCGCGAGGTCGAGGCCATGCAGCTGACTCAGCTCATAGCCATGTTGCCGGAACAGTACCCGCAGGTCGCTGCGGCGGTTGCCAAGGGCATCATCGACCTCGGTTCTCTCCACAACAAGGTAGAGATCATCACGGCAATCGACGCGGCCACTGCGCCGCCCCCGCCGGAAGAGGTTCAGCGCGCCAAGCAGATGGAGGACATGCAGCTCATCGCGATCTCGGCAGAGGCGCAGGGCAAGGTCATGGACAACCAAGTCAAGGCCGCGACGGTCCGCAAGCTGCTGGCTGACGCGCAGAAGTCGATGGCTGCCGCCGGTGGGGACAAGGGCGAGCTGGCCGTAGAGGTCGCTCGCCTGAGGGTCGAAATGGAAGAACTCGATGTCGTCAGAGAGGAGCACAAAGTGCGACTGCTCGAAGCGCACATGGCGTTCAGGACAGCACAAGAGCAGGCCAAGAAGCCCGCCAAACAAGCCGCCAAGTAATCAACCTTTGGGAGAGGGGAGATGGATGAAGAGAATGTGGGGATGTCGAGCCACGAGGTAATGATGTGGCTGGACGATGTGGAACGTGATCGGTTTGTGAAGTTCCAGGAACTGTTCGAGTCCGACGGCTGGCGTCTTCTGAAGAACATCGCAGTCGCTAAGGTCACTGAGCACGGTGTGCTCGGTGCGAACGCCAAGACCTGGGAAGACAATCGCGTAGCGCTAGGCGCACGCACTGCGTGGGAGGATGTCGCGAACGCATCCGATACGTTCATGAGTTCTTTCGAGCAGGTCGCCCTCCAGAACAAGGAGGCGGCGGCCGATACAGAGGAATCACCAGGAGAGCGCGGCGAGCGCGAGTGATTCTGCATGATTTTCAGTGCTCATGCGGGCACGTCTTTGAGGACTTCGTAAGGAGTTCGGACACAATTGCCCCGTGTCCCAAGTGCAAAGACCCCGCAGAGCGGGTGTTCCTACGAGCACCGCGTCTCGACTGGGCTGGCATGGCGCAAGGCGCCAACGCTGGCCCTGAGTTCGTAGACCGGTTCGAGAAGGTTCACCAGAAGGAAACGGCGCGTCAGGAGAAGATCCTGAAGGAACACGGCGACTACGGTCCCGGGTACCAGGCGCCCCCTTCGTCCGGGGCATAGTCCGTTCGTTACCCCAATCCCAGATGGGACGGTAAGGAGAAAGTGAATGTCGACCGAAAGCCGTGTCGTGGAACATACGAGCGCTCCAGGAGATCTCAACGCTCTGGAAGCAACCCTCAAGTCAGCCACTGCAAAGCCGGCAAAGCCCGCTGAGCCCGCCACCAAACCCAAGAACGAAGGCGAAAGCAAAGCAGACAAGCCGGAATGGATCCAGGAGAAGTTCTGGACCGGGAATTTGATCGAGTCAGCTGAGAAGCAGGCTCAAGCCTACATCCCTCTGCAGAGCGCCTACGGGCGCATGGCGAATGACCTGGGTCACCAGCGCAAGATCACCGACAAGTTGATCCTGGACAAGCGTAGTACGGACCTTGATGGCACCCCCGCGTCCTCACCAGCGCCCAAGGTGGATGCCCGCAAGCTAGTCGACAACCCGACGGAGACTCTCGATGCGTATTGGAAACTGCGCGAGGCAGACCTCCTAGCGAAGCAGGAAACAGAAGCTACACAGCGACAACAGGCCGCCGACGAACAGGCCTTCAACGCCAAGCACGCGGACTTCTCCGCGGTCACGTCGACCGCCAAGTTTGTGTCCTGGGTGAGATCGTCACCTCTCCGTGTGCGCGCAGCTGCGCTCGCCGGGCAGGGTAACTTCGTCGTCGCTGACGAGCTACTGACAGAGTACAAGGCCCTCGAGGGCCAGGCCCCCGACCCAGCTGCGGATCCAAACCGCGGCAAACAGATGCCGAACGTCGATACCGAGGCTGCCCGTAAGGCTGCTCTCGAGACTGCGGCGAACGCCGGCTCTGCGGGGGGAAGCGGTAAGAATGGTCCCGTCTATCGGCGTGCCGATTTGATCGCGCTGAAGATGAACAAGCCGCAAGTGTACTCCGATCCTACCTTCCAGCAGGAGATCCTGCGCGCATACGCCGAGGGCCGCGTCAAATAACCACGACTCCCCAACCACACCATTAGGAAACGAAAACTATGTCTCTTGGTTCAGATCACATTGTCGCCGGCGAGATCGGGAATTTCATTCCCGAAATCTGGAGCGACGAAATTGTCGCCGCGTACAAGGCGAACCTCGTCATGCGGGGTCTCGTCCGTATGCTCAACCACAAGGGCAAGAGGGGCGATACGATTCGCGTCCCGACCCCGACTCGCGGTTCGTCTAGCGCGAAGGCCGCGGAGACGCAAGTCACGCTGATCGCGCACGGCACGGATACGGGCTTGACGATCACCATCGACAAGCACTACGAGTACAGCCGTTTGATCGAGGACTTCGCTGACGTCCAGGCGCTCGAGTCGCTTCGCCGGTTCTACACCGACGACGCGGGTTACGCGCTAGGCCGCCAGGTCGACATCGACTGTATCCTCGCAGTCTTCGGTGCGACTGGCGTCGCCTACACGGCGGCAACGGGTGTCATCGAGTCGACCTCGACGGGCATGCCGACGATGTACGAAGGTGACGGCTCGACGTGGGACCAGGCCGGTTCCACGGACATCACGGACGCGGGCCTCCGCGCTTTCGTGAAGTTGCTCGATGACGGCAACGTCCCGTTCGCGGGGCGTGTCGTGGTCGTTCCGACCATCGTGAAGCAGGACCTCCTGGGTCTCGCACGCTTCACGGAGCAGGCGTTCACTGGGGAGGCTGGCTCAGCCAACACCATCCGCAACGGCCTCATCGGCAACGTCTACGCCATGCCGGTGTACGTCTCGACGCAGCTCCCGACGGTCGATGACTCGACCGGCAACGCGGACAACAAGCTCGGTCTGGCTTTCCAGACTGACGCTGCGGTCCTCGTGGAGCAGCTCGGCTTGCGCGTGCAGAAGCAGTACAAGCAGGAGTACCTCGCCGACCTGATGACGGCGGATACGATCTACGGAACGAAGCAGCTTCGTTCCGCCAGCGTCGTCCCCTTCATCGTCCCCTCGACCTAAGATAGGTCAGTAGGCGGGGAGCAATCCCCGCCTGCTTTTAAGGGTGCCTTATCCGGGATAGGACACCATTAACAGCAGATTCACCGGGAGTAGTTCTTGACGTTCATGGAGCTGATTAACAAGGTGCTGACCGCCGTCGGTCAGGGTGACAGCCCGGTCGTTGCTGCGATCTCTGACACCTATCAGCTCAAGGTCGCACAATTCGTCTTGGACTTCCTCGAGGAAGTGGAAGGGGCCGCGCCTTGGCGCGTTCTCCGTTCTCGCGTGTCCGCAACAATCGCGGTCAACGGGAACAGCATCGCGCTAACCGGTGTGAACCGCAACACGAAGCTCTGGTATGAGAACGACGAGTACACGCAGCGGGCAGACCCGCTGTGCTTTGACGTGACGAACACCAGCTCCCAATACGCACTTCGATTGATGGATTTGGCAACTCTGCTACGTATGGACCAGGAAGCCTCGAACGTGGCGCTGAACGCTCAGCCGTCGCACTTCGCTATCGAGCGCACTGCCACAGGCGTGACGCTCTTCGTACATCCTCGCGTCAGTGTTGAGTGCAACGTCGAAATCGACTTACTCGTTCCCCAAGCACCTGACCTGGACGCGACCGATCTGACAGACCTAAACACAGCTATCAAGGTACCGAACTTGCCAGTGCAGTACGGCGCGAGCTGGTGGGCGATGGAAGACCGCGGCGAGGAGCTTGGCCCCCGAGGGGACAAGGCGGAGAAGCGCTACCGCGACTTACTCGCTGACGCCACTGCTACCGAGATCGCTGAGCAGGGATTCGACAGCCTGGTCCCGCAGTAATGCCGGCGCAACTGCTGCCGGTTGACCTGATCTCCCCGGGCTTCCGAGGGATCAATCTTGAGCAGTCTAGCGCTCTGCTAGACCCTTCGTGGGCGGTTGTTGCTACGAACTCAGTAATCGATTCGAGCGGCCGGCTCGCTTCGCGGCGAGGGTACAACAACCTAACGGGTACGCCGATCTCGGCTACCCCGGCGGTCAAGACACTGTTCCAGCAGATCACTGAGGCTAGGGTCTTCACGACCATCGTAGCGTGGGATGGGGGCATTGGCACTGGTGTGGACGCCCCAGGTAGTAACGACATTTCAGGATCGGTGACCGACAGTGACGGCACGTGGTGGTTCCAGAACTTCGGTGATCGCGTCGTCGGCTTCCAGGATGGGCAGAAGCCTATTGTTCGGACTTCTGGTAACTTTGCAACTGTTGTCGAGGCTAGCGGGACTGCTCCTACTTCTGCCGGTGGGGTTGGTCTTTGTGCTTACGGCCGCGTGTGGGGATTGGATTCAGACTATCAGACCATCAAGTACTCCGCCCTCCTAGCGGAGACGCACTGGACGACAGGTGCCGGCTCCATCGACATGACCAATGTCTGGACGAATGGCACCGATCAGGTGACGGCCATCGCAGCGTTCAACGGCTTCCTGATTGTCTTCGGCCA